ATTTGCTTCTCTACAAGTTGAGTCGCTTTGTAGTCTTTTAAATCTACGTACTCTGAAAATTTAAGTTTTAAACTCATTTGAAGTAACTCTCTTATAAGTATTGTAACTCTGACAAATCTTTTTGTGTCAAATCGTTTTGATTAAAATTCATCGGAATTGAACCTCTTGATAATTCCAATCTTTTGATATATGTTGTTAGTGTGATATTGTGTTTGACTCCAGACACAAAATATCTGCCACTATGATATTCATCACTAAGAAGATTTGATTGCCCAGGTAACAGTTTTTTATCTAGCGAACTAGGAATCACAAGATTGACAATATGTCCAGCACCAATATTGTTTGTCGCACCTTGAATATCAACTTCTATCTTAAACATGCTCTTCGATAAACTGCCAAAAATATTATCTTTTAGCCAATAACTTCTTTGAATTGACTCATTGAAGTATGGAGAAGAGAAGATCAATTTTCTTCCTGGAGTTTCTCCGTTGTTATTGTCGTAAGTATTAAAGATATTGTTTTTGTCTATAAGTTTGTTTGTATAAAAGTCTTTAGTGCCATTCTCATCTCTCGAATATCCAACATTAGTTACTGTGGAATTTCTCTTGATTGGATCAAGAGATGTTATTGTCGTATTGTAATGTCCAAATAGCATCATTTCCAGATGATTAAAGTTATCTTTTTTTGTCAGTCTTTTAGTTCGAATATAACTTGGTTCAATTTTAGCGTCTTCATTTGGACTATAAACTACATTGTGAATACCACTTGTGGTAGTATCTTCCACTAACTTATCATAACTTCCAAAAAAGTGTGTCGATGCAAATGCTTTTCCATCAGCATATGTTCCAACTACAGGAAAAAATCTTTCAAAGAACAAAAAGAATTTTGATCCAGAACAAGACCTTTGCGCCATTGCTTCAATTGCTTTGTGTGGCATTAATCCTGTAGATATGAAAGGATTAGTTAATGTTATCTTTGGATCCTCTAACATCAAATCATTTGAAGACATTTCACTAAAAATAGAACGAACAGCAGTCGCAATAGACATGTTCTTATAACTTTTATATAAATTCTTTTTCATTGAATTTACAAAACTTCTAGATGAAAAATAAAGTAAGTATCTTGCGCCTAGACTTTCCATATTAAGTGTGTGTGCGCCAATCTTATTGACAATCAAATCTTCACGCCAAATTAAAATTTCATTTGTGTTTGGCTTAGCAAATTGTATCAGTAACTTTTCACCACCTTGAAGTTGAAACTTTTCTATACCTCCGCCAAGGTCAGTCAAAGTAATTGATCCAACAATTGCAGATGAAAATATATTCTCATCAATGTCTAAACTTTCAAATGCATCTAATAAAGATATCTGCAAGCCTTGTCTTGTCACAATAGACAATTGATTGATTACAAAACTTCCTCCAATTGCTCTTGGTACTATATCTTTTGTGTTTAGTGTTAAATTCGCATTTTCGAATCCAACATCATCTTCCACTCTTCCAAACGGATTAGATAAATTGTAATATTGTGAAGTTGCCATATGTTATACGATCGGCTTACTTAAGATCGATCTTAATCCTGATTCTAGTGTGCTTACCATATTTGGATTTAAAATTTTAATTTTAGACTTATTTGTATTTAATTCCAATTCATACTCATAAACTGTTTCTAGACTTCTACTGTTTGATGGTAAACTTGTATATTCTAATACATCGATTATATTTCTGCTTGAGTCATAGTAATACTTTGTCGTTGACATTGCAGTTTGTAAACTGCCATATTTTTCTGTGATATATTGTTTAAATGTTTCAGAGTTTTTTGGCCAATCATCATACATGCTATGCACATTGTTAGTCAACATGATGATCCAATCGTATCCTGGATTGCCATAAAATTTATATGAAATGTAGTCCGGACTTTCTCCGTCTTGCACAACATATGGCGTATATCCAATCGATCTATATTGTGAAATATAGTCTTTTACTTTTGATACAACATTGATATCAATTGCTTTTAGATAGTTGTAGTCATCTATCTTATAAGCGATTTTAGGGTAGTATGCGAATATGCTCATTAGAAAATTGTCCTTTTTCCGCTTTGTCCTGCATCAATCTGTCCTGCAAGAGGCAACGTTGTTTCTCTTAAACCAATACTCATAGTAACTTCTGATGGATAATATTTACCATCAGTACCATCTGAAGAAAAGAAAACCATTTTATTTTGTGATCCATAATCGACTTGTACATTCTCTATGACGCAGAACTCACTACCAAAAACTTCAGAAATACCGCCATCGCTTTTGTTCGTTGTTGGGTCTTGAAGTATGATTTGAAATTTGCACATGTCTGGATATCCAAAAGTAAATGTTCTCCCAACTGATGAACCGGCTACATTTCCTCCAGCAAAAAGAGAAGTTATTTGATCGGATGTGAGTTTAGTATTTTCAGCCTCTGCTTTTTCTCGGGCTTCTTTATCTAAATTGGCCAACTCGTCAGTTGATAGGCTTTTCGTACCTTCAATAGTTAAAACATCGTTACTTGGTGCTCCTTTAGCCGATGATGCAATTCTAAATGATTTAATAATATTAATCATTATTTCCGCTTCTTCTTTGCTTGTTGGTTTCATTACAAAGGGTAGAGTAAATCTTCTAAAGGTTGGACCTGAATAAATTAATTGCTGAAACGTATTCAACACTTTTCTTGTCATAAATTCATATTGTGCTTTTCCCGACAAACCAGCAGAACCAATAAAACCACCTGCGGTGCCAGCGGCACCGGCTGCTTGTTTCAAAAGCGCATCAACTCCACCTTTAACGGTGGCGAATGTGAAGGCTATTTTTCCTTCATCGCCTGTAGGTGCCCCAAAAATATTTTGGCTTTCCTGATATCCATTTTGAAGTGCGCTTTGAAACGCTCCAGCCATACGTATAAATATGATTGGTGAGCCGGTTGCTCGAAATTTTCCCATATTATCGTAAAATTCAAATCGAGCCATCGGAGTCACAAAGTTGGAATGTCCATAATCAGAACCAAAAATTTGAAGTACCGATGTAGGATATGATCCTGTGCCTATGTTTAAACCAAATGGCGTAGAGGTTGCCATATTTTTAATTCCTTATTAAATTCTATTATTCTATTTATGTCTTACAAAGGTAAATTTAAACCTAAAAACTATCAAAAGTACAAAGGTAACCCAACAAATATTACGTATCGTAGTTTGTTGGAACGTAGATTCATGGTCTACTGTGATGAGACTTCATCTATACTTGAATGGTCTTCTGAAGAAGTTGTCGTGCCGTATGTGTCTCCCGTTGACAATAGATATCATAGATATTTTGTTGACTTTTGGATGAAATACAAAGATAAGCACGGTGATATCAAATCTGTGCTGATTGAAGTCAAGCCAGACATACAAACACGTCCACCCGTTAGAAAAAACACACCAAATGGTAAACCAACTAGAAGGTTCATCAATGAAGTAATGACATGGGGCGTCAATCAAGCAAAGTGGGAAGCAGCCACAAAGTACTCAATTGAGAGAAACTGGGAATTTAAAATCATAACCGACAAAGATTTGAGATAAATAGAAGTATGATATTTGATAACATACTCATTCAAGGCGCTAGACAAGGTATAATTCCTGCAAGAACAGTTGCTGCGAGGGATTGGTACAGGTCAGCCGCAGGCAAATTAATGTCAAACATAACTCCTGGAACTTTTGAGAAAAGAACAGATGAAGCAAGAAAAGTTTCGTCAATGGAATTTGGATACATGTACGCATTCAAATATGATCCAAAGATGAAAAAAGAATTGCCTTACTACGACACGTTTCCATTAATCTTTCCTGTGAGGATAGACTCTGACGGATTCTTAGGAATCAATTTTCATTACTTACCACCAATTCTACGTGCTAAACTAATGAATGCGCTGTACTCAACACTAACAAACAAAAAATATGATGACACAACAAAGGTCAAAATCTCATACTCTATTCTGCAATCTGCATCTAAATACAGATACTTTAAACCAATGCTAAAGAAATATCTAAGAAGTCATGTGCGTTCACAATTCTTAGAGATACAAGTAAACGAATGGGATATGGCTATTTTTTTACCAACAGAGTCTTTCAGAAAAGCAGACACCGGGCGTGTTTGGGAAGAGTCACGCAAACAAATAGGAAGAACATAAGATGGTAGCAGAAGTTACATTAGCGCCAGTGACCGTCACAGGTGCAAGAATATCAGACCTTCGTTCAAGTCTTGGTTCTATAGTAAGGCCAAATCATTTTTCGGTGAGTTTGTCGTTGTCGCTTGCCGTCCAAACCGCCTTGGGACTGTCTGTTGGCGCATATATCAACGAAATTTCAACAACTTTTCCATTGAGATGTGAAAAAGCAGAATTGCCGGGAAGAACAATTGCAACATCGGACGATACTTCTATTGGAACATCATTAAAACTTCCATATGACATGACATATAATGATATTCAATTATCTATTATTTGTGCTTCCGACATGAAAGAACGTAGATTTTTTGAGGCGTGGATGCGATCTATTGTAAAAAGAAATGGAACAGTTGCATACTACAGCGACTATGCAAAAGGCAATACGTTAACAGTGTCTCAACTTGATGATGACGGAACATCAAAATTAACGTATCAGTGTAGAGATATATATCCTATTGCAATAACTCCTATGAATGCAACATGGGAAGAAAACAATACATATCAGAGATTCGGTGTCACCTTGTGCTATAGATTTTATGACGGTATAAGCGTGGCATCAACATTAAGATTTTAACATAACTATCGGAGAAACATTATGGCTTTACCAAAAATCAACAGTCCAATATTTGAATTGACTTTACCATCGACAGGCGCAAGTGTCAAATACAGACCATTCTTAGTGAAAGAACAAAAAATTCTTTTGCTTGCGATGGAATCAGAAGATCAAAAATCAGTTTTGACAGCAATTAAACAAATTGTCAATAACTGTGCTATTGATGAAATAGATTCTAGCAAAATTCCAACCTTTGATTTAGAGTACTTCTTTATGAGACTCAGAGCAAAATCAATTGGAGAAACAATTGACTTAAAACTCCGTCATCCAACAGGAACAAATTCAAAAGGTGAAGACTGTGACGGCATCACTGATGCAACATTAGACCTATTAGAAATTGAAGTTGTTAAGAATGATGGTCACACAGACAAGATTGTGCTTGACGAAGTAAGTGGCATTGGAATGAAGTTGA